GTGGTGGGTCGTGCGCGATTCGAACGCGCGACCATCGCATTAAAAGAACCATGTTATGAGCTTAAAACAGCGTTACTTATTGAATCAAAAAGATATTTTTAAATCTTTAAACCGTGTAAAGCTGTCTTTTGCTGGTAACGGTGGAAAAAAAGTGGAAACATTAAGCGTGAGATTCGGTGTCTTTTTTAACGATGTCTTTAATGTAATCATTTAAAGACTTGCCTATTTCACCCGCTCTTTTTACCGCCTTTCCGTGAAGTTCCTCGCCTATCCTCACGTTAAATGAACCTTTAAATGGTTTTTTGGGCTCCATTCCAGCTTCTTTGCAAGTTTCCAGATAGCTGTCTACGGCTAGTCTGAACTCTTTTTCTAACTGTTCTACAGTTTCGGCTTCGTAGGTAATTAAGTCGCTGATATGTTCCAGTTTTCCGTGTAAGCAATTATCTTCGATGCTTACTTTGCAACTGCCTAAATAACCGTTATGTTCGAAGTATTTCATTTTATGAACCCCTTATCTTTCAATTCTTTGGTGATGTCTTTCTTTACATAGTGCTTAATAGTGTTCCCTGGGTGTGGTCGGTGTAATTCGATGACACTTTTCTTTTCCAGATTTATAAACTTTATCCGGGAACCATCGCCTTCAAGCCTTTTGTAACCTAGCTTCTTCATCAAAGTAAGAACCTCACTCCACTTTGGCAACGGCGTATTGATGAATTGCTCTAATAGTTTTTCTAGTTGGCTCATGTTTTGGGATAGCGACTAAAATATAGTTGCAAATATATCACTTATATTGCCCGTTATCAAAAGCTGCTTTTGCTTTCTTGTTCGCACTGATTCACATTATTTTTCGTAATGTATTTATATCCAAAATAAGATATAAGGTTTCCTAACATAGTTCCTAAAGCAATCAATACGACTAATCTGCACGCTGCCTTTACGTTTAACTTTCCTTGTTTTATAGATTTGTCATTATTACCTGGATTGTTGAAATTGTTATTATCTGGCTTTGAATTTATTGAATCTTGTATTTTTCCTGCGTTCCTTTTTCTTTCTACCTCTATTTCTTTATTCCATTTCACTTCTCTGTATTTTTCCATCTTCGCTCCCTTGGTTATTTTTTGCCTTTTCATTCTTGAGCTTCTGCTGACTTATCATCATGTTATTTCTAATTCTTTTCATCGATTCTATTTGCTTTTTTTCTTCTGGAGATGTTTCTAGTTTTGAGGCTACTTGATTACTTTGATCATCAAATTTTGCTTGTTTCAAAGCTTTTATACCTTCTAATAAGGTATCAATAGACAATGCCTTTGTTCCTGTCATAGTCATGCTGGTTACAATCATTCCAAAAATTAGGCTTAATAAAATTTTTAACATTGAAGTCCTCTTTTAAACTTTTTGTACTTTGATAACGCTTATGACTGAATACTTACGATTAGTAAATAACGGCTTACATAAGCCGCCTTGCTTTGTCTTTTTACCTTGATTCGGTTCTTGTTTTAACCGTCCCTCCCCATTGATTTAGAGCCCTCCATGCAGTCACGTACCCGTTGACAGATTCTTTCGGGTTTCCTCAATTTCTGGGCTTATTTGTCCGGCTTCTGGGATGGTAAGTCCTGTAGCTAACCAATAGGCGTACTCTGGCCATACAGTTGATATAGCTTGAATCTGCCAGCCATAAAGTTTTTGCCTATTATTTTCAATACTGCTGATCTGTCCGCTTTTTATCCCTGTTTGTAGTGAAAACTCGTCCACTGTTATGTCTAGATGTGCTCTTAAGTCTTTGAGCCTTTTATTAATTTCAAATTGGTCGATCATAAATGTAAATATTAATTGTATTATTTACATGTAATGTATATAATACATGTAAGTTTTCAAACCAGCCATAACCAGCCAAACAGGGCTAAGGGTGCAATCATGAACCAAGAGCAAAACACAGTCAAATTAGATACATTGTTTGAGTCTAACCCTTCATTGAAGCAAGGCTTACAACAAACAGCCTCCCAGCTGTTTTTCATCCCGTTCATGGTGCCGGACAAATTTGCAGAATCCATAGGCTTAAGCAAAGGCGTAGTCGGTGGCTGGATAGATCAAGGCTACATCCCTACCGTCAAAATAGGCCGTTATCGCATGATAAACATGGTCGTCCTGGTTGCTAATTTGAAAGAAGGTAAAGTGTTATGAGTGCTATCAAACTAACCCTTGATGAAGTAAACACCGCTTGTCGATTTATAGTCTCTGATTCTCATCGTAAATTAAAACAATCGTTAGCTGATTATCATGATGTATCTAATGCACATTATCGCGATATGGAATATTGCAGAATTCAACTTAACCAAATTACAAATATTGGTAGTGAGCGTTTACAAGGATTGATATTTCTATTTTTGGGCAATGAACAACTCACTACTGCACTCAAGAAATATCAAGCTGAAATACTGGATGACCGTCAACTTTTCGGTTCTCTTTTGTTCGGTTACACCACCTATTACTGGGAAACTTATGAAGATAACCTTCTAACTGACGTTAAGGAGGTCGCTTAAATGTTTCAATATATTGTTTTTGAACAATTTCTTAATCAAGATTGCACACCATTTGGCGGGGGTCATGCTTCAAATCCTGTGTCGATTCAAGAAGCTGCAAAACGTTATCGTGCTGCACGTGATTTCCGCAATGGTTCAACCACTAAGGGATGTTCACCTGTCAAGGTCGGTGTTGTCCGTGTTCCATCGGACTATTCCGGGTTTACTGATTTCAAGGGATCATTTCAGGATATTTGTTCTTTTCGTCCGCAAGTGTCCGTTATTTGTCGTTGAGCCTGCATAAATGAATATTACTTTAATCAATCTTAATTAATAGGAGCCGCATAAATGGCCGAATCATCGATATTACCTGATCGCGGTAGCTCGGAAGCAGGTGGTGTAACCGAACGTATCTACAGAACCGCTCTTGCACAGAAAGACTATATCAGCCTTGAGCTAGAGGCTATGGATAGAGGCCTTAAACCCTTTGGATTGACTAAAGCCATTATGACCTTGTACCTGCACAAGCAGCTAGTCCCTATGAAAGAACTGTCGGACGAACTCCGGGGGCAGGTGTTAACGCACTTGAAAGAGAAGCAAGAAAAAGCGAAACAAACGGCGCGCCCATGAAGCGGCAAAGCGCCCATATCCCGGCCCTCACGCCTCGCGCAAAGCACGCAATGAGGAACGAATGCGTCTTTGCCGGGCGTCTGGCCGCTGGATTCAGGCTGCTACCGCTAACAAACGCGAGCCGCAAATTAAAAGCCAGAACCGGACAAAAAACCCGAAGGGTAACGAGTAAAAAAAGCCATAAGCCAACTCGTAGCGTGTCCATGCTGTCCAGAAATTATTTCCGTCTTGCGGAAAAAATTTCTTGTACAGCTGAAGACAAAAAATAAGCTGTCTAGTGGCCTTTGAGGCGCTTTTCCTCAAAGGCCATGACTACGCGCTTTAAAGACCGTGAACCACGTAGATTGAAATAACGCATAGCCGTATAGCGAAAGGGATTGTAGAGGAAATCGGCGATTAAAACTGAATTACTGGCAGTTAGGTCAAAACCTTTGGAGCCTGCGTAAAAGCGTTTTGGCCTTACTGCCAGTTATCAGATTTAAACGTCGATTGGAACGGAAAGCCCGGCCCGTAGGGTTCGCGACAAAACCGTTTCAACAAAATCGACATAGTTAATGTGTTAGATAAAAACCAGCTTTTAACAGCTGAAAACAGTCATAACAAAAAGATACAAAGGCTAACCAATGTCAGATATATGCCCAAATTGCGGAGCGGATAGCTTCACCGACATTCGAACAGATGACGACCAAATTTCATGTCACAACTGTGGAGAAGACTTTGAACCCATACCCTCAGAAGATGGCATGTTTGTAGATGATGGCTGGCAAGAAGAGAACGCGAGACGTCAACAACTAAACCGCGATTACGAATCGCTAGATGATGGTGAAGAAGATCCTGATTTAGACGATGAAGACCTAGAAGACTAAATCAATGTCAAAAATATGCCCAATATAGCTTTATCAAAAAATAAAGGAAATCAAAGAATGAATATCACAGCACCTAGTTTACCAGTCAACAGACTGACATATAGCCAACGTAAACGACTAATAAATCTATTGAAGACATCTACATCAAATTTACTGATTCCCTTCATCTTAGGTTTTGTCCTGTCCTTGATTTCAGTAACTCATACATTTGTTGAGACATTTACAGCCTTTGATAAATCCGGCTTTGGAGTCTGTTTACAGCCTGAATTGCCTGTAAGAACTGTTAACCCGTAAGACCCACGGAAAAGAAGAGGGTCAAAACAGAAAACAAAAGCAGTAAAGCCCAAAAACAGAAACACCAACATCAACCAAACCAAAAGGTACAAGACAATGACAAACAGCTTCCTAGGCGACATGCAAACAGTCATAAGAGGACAAGTAGAATCATTAACCCGCTATGAAATTGATGGCGACAATAAAGGCGGTTCCATCTGGGTATCAAAACCCAACACCGGAAAAAACCCTAACAACCTGGGCAACGAACTTATCAAAATCAAAATGCCCTTTGAAATGTTCGACCAGAAAAAAGCCGAAGTAGAAGCCGGAAAACTCTACTTTCCCTGCCAAATGGAAATTATCTGTGAAATTACCATGGGCGGCCAAAACAAAGCCGTACTGACAGCACTCAGTATGAAAGTAGACGGCCCTGAGCCTGAACAAGAAACCGGTAAAGACAAACCGAAACATGGAATCTCGCAGACAACAGGCTCCATACCTCCTAACAAACCATAAACAAGGCATAAAGCAATGAAAATAAGATCAATGGCTTGCCTAATGAAACCCGTCCAGTTCAAAGAACGGGTACTTAGCAACACCGTCCTGCGTAACCGATTTATACATGGCTACGTCATACAAACAAGCAACACATAAGGACAAACAATGGCACTTAAATACCTATGCCTGAGTCTGGCGAATAACACCCAAACCGAAGTAAACACCATCGCCGAATGCCTAGCACAAGACCCAGCTGCATACATAACCATGAGTGCTCAAACGTTGGCTTCCCAGCCGACATTACAAGACATCTTCAGCATACCGATTTCGTCGGACTTGCAGAACATGTGGGAATTGGGCTTTGGCCTTCCGGTTCTCTGTTACCTAGTGGCCTGGGGGTACGGCACAGTAATTAACTTCTTTACAAGCCGTCATCCTAATTAATTTTAACTTTAACCAAAGAGGTATTTCTTATGGATTTTTCCGGACTAACTTCGGCTGTTGACTCGACCACAATTGTGGCGGCCATTACAACCATTGCCGCCGTCAAAATGGCGCCCGGCGTCGCTAAATGGGGTTACAACAAAGTAATTTCCTGGTTCCGTTAAGCCAATAACAAAGAGGGGTTTCGGCCCCTCTTTCCCTGACTTCAAGGATAAAAAAATATGATCTTCCTATTACTTTATTTTCTTTCTGGCCTTCTTTGCGCTTATGCCGTCATTAGTGGGTTTACTCATGCGTAAGATTATATTTTTTTGCTTATTGTGCTTTGCTTCGTCCTCTGCTTTTGCTGACTCATATCTTTCATTTCCTACTGTTGGATCAACTTATTGTTCTGCTGCTGGTTATATTTATCTTTCTGGCAATAATACTTGCGTGAACGCTGCTCATACATTTTCTTTTAACGTTCCCTCCTACAATTGTCCCGGTGGTGGTACTTTATCTGGCTCAATTTGTACCAATGCGCCTTCCTGTTTGCTTGGACAAACTAGAGTTAATGGTATTTGTACATCGCCCTCATGCACTGCACCTCAAATAAATGATGCCATTACCGGCGCTTGCATAAATCCTCCGCCACCTCCGCCTACTTGTAAGATTGCCGAAACTTTAAACTCTTCTACTAACACTTGTGATGCTCCTCATTGTACAGCGCCTCAAATCAATGATGCTATAACAGGTGCCTGTATAACCCCAACGCCGACCTGTAAAATAGCTGAAACTTTAGACCCTGCATCAAACACCTGCGTAGCGCCTGTCTGTTATTTGCCCCAAATTAACGATGCAATAACCGGCGCTTGCATTACGCCTCATACCGATTCACCTAGTTGTTCAACCCTGATATGTACAAGCGTAGACCAGACCTGTACCAACTCAGATGGCGTTGTTACCGTTAAACCGGCTTGCCCCTTACCGCCACCAACAGACCCGCCGCCTGTAACCGATACCTGTTCGACTATGGTGTGTACTTCAACAAGTCAAAGTTGTACCCATGGTGATGGCACAACGGGGATAATCGCACCTTGTCCTTTGACTGGTGATAACGGTGGCTCTACTGGTGGTTCTACTGGTGGTTCTACTGGCGGCTCTACTGGCGGCTCTACTGGTGGTTCCACCGGTGGTGATACTGGTGGTTCTACTGGCGGCTCTACCGGTGGCTCTACCGGTGGCTCTACTGGTGGTTCCACCGGTGGTGATACTGGTGGTTCTACTGGCGGCTCTACCGGTGGTTCCACCGGTGGTGATACTGGTGGTTCTACTGGCGGCTCTACCGGTGGCTCTACCGGTGGCTCTACTGGTGGCTCTACCGGTGGCTCTGGTTCTTGTCCGGCTTATTCGGTGCCTGATGGTTTCGGCGGTTGTACCTACGGTGATTGTCTGCCGGGATATTATGATGCTGATCCCGCTCCTGGAGCACAGTGTTCACCCATTCCTGCCTCGCCACCTCCACCAACTTGTAAAATCGCTGAAACTTTGAATACGACTACAAATACCTGCGTTGCTCCGACATGTACGGCACCGCAAATCAATGATGCAATAACCGGCGCTTGTATAAACCCGGCAACGCCACCGCCAACATGTAAATCAGCTGAAACCTTAAACACGGCTACAAATACCTGCGTTGCTCCGACATGTACAGCACCACAAATCAATGACGCAATAACCGGCGCTTGTATTACGCCATCATCAACGCCTAACCCGCCACCTACAGCGAACGGGGCCGCAACTGAAGCCACCTTACAGCAAGTCAAAGGCGCGGTAGATCAGGTAAATTCTTCGGTACAGGAAGGCAACGCAACGCTAAAGCAGATTAAGGACGGCCTTACCGGTACTGCTGGAACTGCTTCAGTGGGTGCTGGATTTGGGCGTTGGTACGTGTCAACCGGTAAAACCGCTGATTCGGTTGCTAATGATTTTCTTGATAAAGCTTCAAAGTCGCCATTACTTAAAGCAGGTCAGGATATTTTTAATGTCGATTTTCCGGCAGGTGGTGGGTGTGCTGATTGTGATTTAAGTATTCCCTCGGTCATGGGAATGCCCTTTATTTCGATGATGCCATTCTGCGCGCCCTGGATGCCCGGATTTTGGGCGATTATTGCGGCTGCTCTTAAAGTCGTTACTGTATTTATGGCCCTTCGTATCATGATAACCCCAACATTTTAAGGTGTGAACCGTGCAGGCATTAATAGACACAATCAAATCGTATTGGGACGCTTTTGTGCAGTTTGATGAAAATTTTACGGCGTCCGTTATTGATTTTATTAAAGACTTACCAGCCCTACTGCTTGAATATGCAACCCAATTCATAGTGAAATTCCTTGATTGGGCTGGCTCGTATTGTTCCTATTGTTTAGGCGGCACTACGATTGACGGGGCGGGTTCCGCCGTATCTGTTTTTGCCACCCAGCTCCAGGCCGCCTATAACTCTTTATCGCCCTGTGTGATTTATGGATTAACCCAGTCCGGCATTGTGGGTGATTTACAGATACTCTCATGCGCAATGGTGGTCTGGTCAGCCTTTCGCGTCGCTTCCCTTGTGAAATCCATTGCATGATAGTCTTTCATGAAGGTCTGCCTCGATCCGGCAAAAGTTACGAGGCTGCACTAAAACAAATTATTCCGGCATTACTGAAGGGGCGTTCTGTTTTCGCCTATATAGACGGCCTAAATTACGAAAAATTTTCAGAAGTTAGCGGACTGTCTCTTGATCGAGTAATGCAACTCTTACACCCATTAACTAAGGAGCAAGTTAAAGATGTTCACAATCATGTTCAAAATGATTCGTTGGTTTTGCTGGATGAGCTTCAGGACTTTTTTCCGGCTGGTAAAACGACTCTTGACCCTGGTATAACGGAATTTGTTACCCAGCACGGCCACCGTGGCATTGATATAGTCTGTATGGGGCAGGACCACCGCGACTGCCATATGCTTTGGAAGCGCCGTATAGATACCTTAATCACATTCGTTAAGCGGGATGCAGTTGGACGTCCCAACGAATACACCTGGACGACCTTTAAACAGCAAAGCGGCAAATTCAAGCAACTACGAAGTGGCTCAGGGACTTATGATCCGAAATACTTTGGTTTGTATAAGTCCCACTTAGAAGGCGTTACATCAATTGACGCACATCAAGATGACCGGATTAACATATTTAAATCCTCGATGTTTACTTTCTGGCTGCCTTTGTTTGCTGCCATCTTAATCGTTTCTTGCTGGTATCTTTGGGGATTTTTTCACGGTAACGGCATGGTTAAACAACCTAAACCCGTAGCCACGCAAGCTACACAGTCCAAGCCTTTACCAGATACACCAAAACAGGCGGAAAAACCCCCTGAAAAAAAAGAAGAGCCTAAAAAAGAGCCTCCGAAAGCGCGCGAATACGCAAACTTTGTCGAACGCTATTTAGAGGAGTATCGCCCAAGATTAGCAGCCTTAATTGTTTCATCGAAAGGTGACAAGATTCTGGCAAAAATAGACTTTTATACAAGCGATAAGCGTGTTTATGACAGCTTTAATGTTAAGCAACTAGAAGACTTTGGTTACACCGTAAAACCCATGTCCTTCGGCCTGTTGATCGAGAAAAACGGCAAACAATACCCGGTTACATTTTGGCCGCTGGATATTGACGGCAACACGCCCGATTCCATCAAACCGGCGCTTGGCCATCCTTTATAACGATAAGTGTTACTGACCAGGCGCTTAATATGCCAGTGGGTAACGGTTAAGGTGTTACTTGGCCAGGAAATTAAAACCTGGTTCAGTAACAGTAAAAATAAAGTGTTACTGTCTGGAGCTTTTTAATCAAATCTCTATCGATAGAGAAATACAAATTAAAAAAGGCTGTTACGTCCCTGTATCACGTAACAGAACAATACACCACGAAGCCTATAAGAGCTGTAAATTATGAAAATGAACCAACGCTTTTCCCTTGAATCCCTTTCTCATGGTGCTGATGAAGATCAGAAGGGTTTACTGTTTGTTAATAACGGTGAAATGACCGATTTATCCGGTGTTAATATGGTTGGTGCCTCAGTTGATACCGTCAGGCAATTGTTTCACGGTGTACCGAAAGCCTCATTTATTAAAAAGCTTGAGCAGCATGTAGAAATGAAAGATGAATATATCCGCTTAACTGCGAATATTTGCGTTAATGATGACCGTTGGCACTTTTCACGGATGGGTAAAACCGGCGGTTATCGGTACAAACTGCAAAACAACGCTGTTGGCATAGTCATACTGTTTGGTAGCTGGTACGGCAAAATCGATCATGAAGGTTCGCATTTAAAAATAGAACTCTCACCGCATTTCATATCACAACGTACAGTTCCTGAAATTTGGGAATATCTTCATGGTGATTTTGTTGGCTTGTCCCGGATTTTCTTAGAGGAGCCCGTAGCAAAGGGTGTTGCCATTCATTTGGCGTGCGATTATCAGGGCTTCAACCTGCCGGTTGATTTTATTCGAAACTTATCAACGAGTTCCAGGACAATTAGAACTTTTGACGGTATAGCATCGCTTGACCTGTCCGACTTTACAGATGCCGTTGCTACCTATGGCGGTGAAGGTCAGGGCAAAAACTATCTAATCGGTAAGCCGATTGCCGTGCAAATGGCAATCTATGATAAAAGTTATGAAATTATTAAGTCCGATAAAGTGGATTATTTCAATGAAGAGTGGAACGTCTATTCTTTAGGCGCTTATGACAAAGCGCAGTCCGTACGCCGCATAGAAGCGAGATTGCATCATACCGTTATCCGGGAAATAGGCTTAGGCATGGGCTTAGAATTTGAGGGTTTTAACCAAGTATCTGACCATTTAACCGACCTCTGGCGTTATGCCCTGGAACGAAACCGGTTAATGATTGACGGTGATCCACGTGGTTATTTAAATCCCTTCTGGCAATTGCTCATTCAGGACGTTCATTTTTATGTTCCGGCAAAAGGCGTGAAAATTTCGCGCAAAAAAAAAGAGGCAGTTGACCCGATAGCGAGAAACATAACATCCGTGATCGGCAATTTGGTTTCAATCATGGCTCGCCGTAATGATTGCACAGTCCGGCATGTGATGCGACAGATTCACCGCTTACATATATGGCCGGAAATTCAAACTTATTACCGGAACCGGGGCTTAGATGATAATGACATACGCGAGCAAATTAAGAATGGTTTAGAAAAACGGCGGTTGGTGGGTAAAGCGGCATGAATAGCAATCAGTTTGTTATTGTGCCCTGTTCTGTTTGTCCTGGAACAGTATTACTTAAGACCGCCTTCACTTGGCGAGATCTTATTTTTTGTTCTGTTGAATGTTTGATGGCTCACATTACTGTTTTGCGTACTCAAAGCAAGGATTAATGCTTATGTTTGGTCGAGAGTGTTTATATTTATTGTGTCATCGTCGGGTTCATGATTGCGGTATTGGTCGACGTCCTCTTTATTGTTCTAATAAATGTCGTCAAGCCGATTATCGTTATCGCCAAAAAGAACGGTCTTTTCTGTGTCCGCCTCCATCTTCTTTACAGTTTCGTAACGATGCCGTTCTAGGCCCGCAATGGATTGTGATTAAATGATTACTAAAGTTGGTAAAAAGTACAGGTTAGATTTTAGGCCGTCTGGTGTTGGTGGTAAGCGGATTGTTAAACGGTTTGATACCAAAATTGATGCCATTCAATTCCAAAGAAATTATGTATCACGTTTATCTGATACTCAGGCCGTTCAGGCCATTGTTGATGATAGACCATTAAATGATCTAATTAAATTGTGGTTTGATTTTCATGGTCGCAGTTTAAAGAGCTCTGTTGATACTAGAAATAGACTTTTTAAACTCTCGGAACTTTTAGGCAATCCACGGGCCAAATTTATTAATCCTGAATTATTGGCCGGGTATCGAACAACACGATTAAATCAAGGTATTTCACCCGCAACCCTTAATCGTGAGCTGATTACCTTAAAGGCTTTGTTCCGTGAACTTAAACGCTTGTCGGTAATTGATTATGATTCGCCGGTTTTGACTGTTCGTAAATTGCGTGAAGTTAAAACGGAACTTTCTTATTTATCTAATTCTCAGATTGAGAAGTTGAGAAAAGAGGTTGATTTAAGCACTAATGAAAGCTTGCCTTTTGTTGTTATGATCTGTTTGGTTACGGGGGCAAGATGGTCTGAAGCCGAAGGCTTAAATTATGTAAACTGTCTTAATCAGGGTTTTCAATTTGCTGATACCAAGAATGGTCATTCCCGTTTTGTCCCTGTGAATGAATCTGTTTTTCTTTATATAAAAAATAGACTTGGCCAAGGTGACTTTAAGTCGTGTTACAGTGCTTATAGGTCAGCTTTCAAGAGGTCTGGGTTAAAGGTTCCTGCCGGACAACTGGCTCATATTTTGCGCCATACTTTCGCGAGTCATTTTATTATGAATGGTGGCAATATCGTTGCTCTTCAGAAGATATTGGGGCATTCGAGCTTGAATATTACTATGAGGTATTCTCACTTGTCGCCAGACTATTTGATTCAGGCTATTCAGTTGAATCCGTTGGCGGGAAATGTAAGCGGTGGTAACAATGTGGTAACTTTAGCTTCAGGCACAAAAAAACCAGTTGACTGCAAAGCCTAACTGGTTGATTTATATAACTTTGGTGGTGGGTCGTGCGCGATTCGAACGCGCGACCATCGCATTAAAAG